TGGCTGGTATGAAAGGAAATAATGCCAACACTAAACGATATGGTTGATTAGGATCGCTCATCTCTAGCAGGTTATACCCTGCGTCAAGATAGAATCACATACCTAACATCAGCTATCAACACAACAGCAACGGCTATCGGCATCGGTTCATCTGCCAATCTAGCCAAAGGTATTATCGAAATTGATGATGAACTTATCTGGATTGATAACTTTAGCCAGACAAGCAGCACACTTAATGCAGCTCCAGGATTTGGTCGAGGATACCAAGGCACATCGCCTGCACCTCACAGCCAGTACGCACAGATCACTCTTACTCCAACCTTCCCAAGAGTAACAATCAAGAAGGCTATCAATGATGTTATCAATAGCCTCTATCCTAAACTCTGGGCTGTCTCTTCTTATACCTTCACCTTTAATGCAAGCCAGACAACCTATGCCCTGCCTGATGATCTTGAATCAATCCTCTATATGTCTTGGCAGACAACAGGTTCAAGCCTTGAGTGGCTACCTATCAACCGTTGGCGTGCAGATCCAATGGCAAACGTTGCAACGTTTAATACAACAAACACAGTAAACATTTACGAAAACATCCAGCCTGGTAGAACAGTGCAGGTCTACTACACAACTACTGCAAATACTTTAGATAACAATACAGATGACTACGCGGATGTAACAGGGTTACCTGAATCATCTGTTGAGGTAGTGATCTTAGGAGCCTGCTACAAGTTGCTATCTTATGTAGATTCTGGACGTATCAATCTAAGTTCAGCAGAAGCTGATCTAAACGATACCAAGATTCCAAGCAGTGCAGGCGTTGCTTCATCCCGATACATCTATGCTCTATATCAGCAGAGACTCAATGATGAGGCGCTTAAACTTCAAGACAAGTACCCAATCCGTATCCACTACACAAAGTAAGGCAGACTATGACTAGACAGTATTCAAGTATTAGCGTTGCAACAACGCTTAACAGTGGTATTAATACTACCGCTACTACTATGGTTCTTCCATCAGTTAGTGACGTTACAGCCTTGCTAGGTGGTGTAACACTTGCTGCAGGTAACGTAGATATCTTTACCGTTGCGATAGATGTAGATACGGTTAACGAAGAGATTGTTTTTGTAACAGGCGTATCTGGCGACACACTCACCATCAGTCGAGGTCAGGCCGGAACAGGAACTGCTGGAGTCTCTGGTATCGCACACAGTGCTGGTGCAACAATCAAGCACGTGCTTACATCATCTGACTTGATCTTCTTCCGTAATGGTTCTTCACCTTTATCATCATTAGGATTTACTGGATCTACATCTGGAACTACTACAATACAAGCAACTGCAGTAGCTGGCACCACAACGCTTACGCTACCTGCTGCTACCGACACCTTGGTTGGCAGAACAACTACAGATACTTTAACTAATAAAACTCTTACTAGCCCAGTAATTAACGGGGCTACTATTGGAACATCAGTAATTAACCTTGCCACCAATGCTCAGACTGGCACAACTTATACTTCAGTACTTGAAGATAATAATAAAATAGTTGAAATGAACAATGCTTCTGCTAATACATTTACTATTCCATTAAACTCATCAGTTGCCTACCCAGTGGGAGCGCAGATCAACATCCTTCAAACTGGCGCCGGTCAAACAACTGTAGCGGCTACAAGCGGAGTAACCGTTAATGCTACTCCTGGATTGAAGTTAAGAGCACAATGGTCATCTGCTACGTTAATTAAACGCGCCACAGATACTTGGGTTCTTATTGGCGATTTGAGCGCTTAATGCCAATAATTGGAAACAATAGTTCTGGTGGAAAGAAACCAGGCACACCCACTTCTGTAAGCGCTAGTGCTGGCAATGCCTCAGCAACTGTCAGCTTTACTGAACCTGCCTATGAAGGTAAGACTGGTACAGCAACCTATGTTGCTACATCTAATCCTGGAAGTTATACAGGCACCAATACTGTCTCACCAATTACTGTAAGTTCTTTATCAAACGGTACCGCTTATACTTTTACTGTAATCGCTAACACTCCATACAGCGTATCGTCAGATACATCTACGGCTTCAAATAGCGTTACACCAGTTGCCCCACCTCCACCTCCTCCACCCCCACCACCTCCACCCCCCCCTCCACCTCCCCCTCCCCCCCCGCCACCCCCACCAGGAATCTAATGAGCAATGTAAAACCTTGGGATATGGTAAACGGAGCACCAAGATCCACAGCCGAAGAAGCAGAGAGAAGATTTGAAATCTGCAAAGGTTGTCCAGAGATTGTAGAACTGACATCCACCTGCAAGAAATGTGGTTGTTTTATGTATATGAAAACTAAACTTGCAGAAGCAAATTGTCCAATAGGAAAGTGGTAAAAATGTTTAATGCAAAAACTCAAAACGAATTTCTATCCAAAGAAGAAGTAGATACATTTCTTGGATTAATACAAGATACAGATGCTTGGGAGAAATCACCTGTTGAGTTTTGGGATAATAGAATTATTAGTTATCACAGTGTTAAAGATAAATTTGGTTTAGAAGTAGCAAACCTTTTTTCTGATATCATTGCTAGGATTAAAGATTTTATTATTAAAGAATATGAACTTGATAAAGACCTTACCCCAGGTGCAATTTCAATATGTCGCTGGTTTCCTGGAATGGAACAACCACCACACGCAGACGATATGACCAACACAGATACCAAAGGTTATGAAGATAATGCTTTTGGATCTGTCATATACCTGAATGAAAATTATACTGGTGGTAAAACCTATTATCCAGATTATGGAATTGAAGTAAAACCTGAGACCGGAAAACTTGCCGTACACCCAGGAGATGTTAACCATATACACGGTGTAACTAAAGTTGAAGAAAATATGAGATACACCATAGCTTCTTTCTGGAAATACAAAATCAAAGAACAATCATAAGGAGACATAATGCCATACGGCGATGACATAACCGAGGGAATCCCCTATGCACTCTCCAACCCTGCAGGATCTACTGCCTATATTTTAACTGGGCCAGCCTACGAAGTAGCCTTTGCAGGGCTACCGTTCTTTCTTGCAGCATCTGATGAGCAACCTTACCGTCGAGTCACAGCGCAATATCGTAAGCAACAGATTGACCAGACGCGTGAACCTGGTGAGCAGACGCTCACCGGCTGGTGGGTTAGATCTCAATCCTCGTTCCACTTAGGAGCGGGGATTAAGTATTTTGAGAAGGGTTTAGATGTCTGGACTAGAGGACAGGCTACTCTGCTCAACACTACAGTCAGAGCTGAACCTGCAACGGCAACCAACCTATCCTTATTTGGTGCTAGAGACAATACCAATAACGTAGATGCAGTTGTCTTTACTGAAGGACCTGATCTAAAGAAACTCACTATGAGTGGTGATACGCCTACCGTTACTACCTACACCTTGGTAACATCTCCACATACACTTGATTTTAAGTCTCTTACATCTGATGGTACTCGGTATTTTGCAGCAGATAATGCTCGCATCCATAGAGGTAATATTTTTGGTACCACATCTGATGGTCATATCTACGATCTTAGTGGACCAGTAACTACAGTAGTACTGCGATATGCAAAGCAACGTTTACTAGCTGGAGTTGATAGGGATCTATACGAGTTAGATTCTAATAAGGCAACCACTTCAGGTGGCCACGCTTTACCTACTGCACTTTATGAACACCCAAATCCATCGTGGATATGGACAACCATATCTGAAGGACCTGCTGCTTTCTATGTTGGTGGCTATGCTGGATCTCAGTCATCTCTATACAAGATTACCTTAGATACTGCCACTCCTAACGCTCTAGGTTTTCCAACGTTAGAGACACCTACTGTTGTAGTTGATTTACCAGAAGGTGAGATACTCAACTCCTTTGATGTATACCTTGGAACCTTTGGAGTTCTTTGCACCAGTAAGGGTGTAAGAGTTGCAGTGGTATCTGCCGATGGTGATGTCAGCTATGGACCATTGCTAATGGAGACAGAGTGCAAGAGCGTTACTTTCAAGGATAGATTTGCCTACGTAACAACCTTGCAAGGTACTGAATCAGGTCTAATTCGTATTGATTTATCACAGCCAGTAGTTCCTAACAGCCTTATCTTTGCCTACGCTTGGGATGTTTATGCAAGCGGTGAGACTGCTAACCCAGTATCTATAGACTTCCTTGGTAGTACCGATAGGGTTATCTTTGGTGTACCAGGTGATGGAATATGGATTGAATCTGCAAGTACTCTAGTATCAGAAGGATACTTACGTACTGGTTATATCCGTTACAACACACTTGAAACTAAGATCTATAAACTGCTACAAGCTCGTATTGATACAAGCAATGGTGGTCTTGCTATCGAGTCTATTGACTCAAGAGATACCGCATACAATATCGGTACATTCTCACAAGGAACAACAGTTCCTGAGATCAACGTAAACTACCCAACTACTTCACAAGAGTATCTAGGATTTAAGTTTACTATGACTCGATCAACTACTGATTCAAGCAAGGGACCACTGTTTACCGGCTATCAGTTGAAGTCACTGCCAGCAGTTCCCCGTCAGCGCCTGATCCAATACCCAGTATTCTGCTATGACCACGAGAGCGATAAGTTCAGCAACGAAGTGGGCTATGAAGGATCTGCCTATGAGCGTATGTCTCAACTAGAAGCTATTGAAAATGTTGGTGACACTATCCGAGTCCAGGACTTTAGAACTGGTGAGGAATACCTAGGCATCATCGAAGAGATGGATTTCATTAACAAAACTCCAGAGGATAAAAGGTTCTCTGGCTTTGGCGGCACACTTCTAGTCACGATTCGGACGGTCTAATGCAAGCACAAGACTATGCAACGGTAGCAGTAGCAGTAGTAACTATCATCGGTGGTTTTGCTACGGCAGTACGCTGGTTAGTTAAGCATTACCTTAACGAACTTAAACCAAACTCTGGGTCTAGTCTCAAGGATTCAGTCATCCGATTAGAAGAGAAGGTTGAAATTCTCTACCAGATCCTAGTACAGAAGAAGGACCTATGATCCCATTAGCAAAGAAGGCTACCCCTGCTGCTATCGCAGCTCTGCGTCAGGCAACGGCACACTTTCCTAAGCGCAAGAAGGCATCAGATGGGTTACTGCCATCGAAGGCACACGTCCATCAGAACCCTAACTCAGATCACAACTCAGGCTTTGCAGTAGATATCACTCACGATCCAGAAAAAGGTATTGATTGTGCATTTGCCTTTATTAAACTGCAATCAGATCCACGCGTTAAGTACCTGATATTCAAGGGAAAGATCTGGTCAAAGGAAAAGGGTAACCGCGACTATACCGGCTCCAACCCACACAACAAGCACCTACATATTTCCATCAAGGAAGAGTGCGGCAACGATACTTCGCCTTGGTTCCCTTGGCTGCCCCAGCCAAAGGCCATCAACAAAGTAAAGGCTAAGTTACCTAAACCTTTACCTAAGAAAAAGGAAAACAAATGAACGCAAAGACACAGGCAGTACTCGCAACCTATCTACGTGCAGGAGTGGCAGCAGTGATTGCTCTCTATCCAAAGGCAACAGAGTTTGGTCGTGGGTCTAAGTAACCCATAAGCGCGAGGCAATGGCCCCCTGCTCAGGAGAAATCCTGGGTGGGGGGCTTTTCTTTTTATGTCTAAAACCAAAAGCCACTGTTAAGAAGCAGGAATGTCGACATCCCGCCCAGTGGCTTTTGGGCACTTGGTGCGATTTTAATGGGCGCGACCCATAGTCTCGACTCAACAACTGCACTCGCTAGTCAGCAGTCACCAGTTACAAGTTAAAATATACCAGAGTTGGAATCACCTGACAAGTGAGTCTTCAAGCGGTGACAGTTAGCACAGAGTGTCTGTAGGTTAGACGGGTCGTTGTTCCAGTGATCCCCGTTGATGTGGTCAACGTCAAGTTGACTACTGTGGACTGGGATGAAACCACAGTGCTCGCAGATGTCCTTCTTATGGACTTTATACGGGTACTGGTTCTTGATGGCATTGCGTTTATAGACTGCCTTGCACCGATACCTGCTACCGATGGGCCGGTTCTTATCTCTGAGTTTAATCTTGGTAAAACCGCAGACTGAACAGATACCAGTCCTTGCAGTCTCATCAATATCCGTTAGCTTGTGGTCCATCAGGGTTATCCACAGGGCAGGGAATTGTTATTTTATGCCTCTGGATTGTCTACTGGGCAGGGAATTGTTAGCAGATTTCCGCAGTTAGCACAGGTTCCGTCGAGGTGCCACCAAGCAATGTCATAATCTTCAAAGGCCGCTAGAATGTTGAACATAGTGCAGCCACAAGTACAGGCGTGGATCGGGCCTAAGGCCCTCAGATCGGCTCCAAAAGGCTCAGGAAGGCCATCGTAGGTCTTGTTCCTGCTTCTAAATTTCTGCAGGGAGAGTAGACGGAGCCGCATACTGTCGGGCCTCCTCACATTCCTCGGCCCGATAAGGGCCGCTGTACTGTTATTCGCCTACGGCTCATATTGTACACACTGCCTGGTAGGAGTGTGTCTTGCGACACGCCGTGATATGATCTGCCAATGACAACTCTGGTAGGTATCCAAGGATCTGATTTCGTAGTGATGGCAGCTGACTCGCAGATCACCGATAACGATCAGCGCATCATATCTACGCAGACTCCGAAGATCGTTCACGTGGGCGACTACCTGCTAGGTATCACGGGCGACTCACGTCCTGGAGATATCCTCGCCTATAATTGGAAACCACCAACGTATAAGAACTACGATCCTGTGGACTGGATGGGTAAGCGAGTACTGCCTAGTATCTACGCTGCCTTTAAGGATAATGGATACGATCCATCCGATAAGGAATCGAGCTATGCCTACCTCATCGCCTTCGATGGAAACTTATTTTCTATTGGATCAGATCTATCCTTCAACGCTAGTGAACGTGGACTCTTCTCAGCCGGTAGCGGTGGAGCATTTGCCTTGGGCTATCTCTACTCACTCAAGCCAGGATCGTATAAGTCTCTGCTAATGTCGAAGGTGGTAGCAGAGCGCGCAATAAAGATCGCGTCGGTGCTTGACGTGAATACCTGTCCTCCGATTCAATTAGTTACTCAAGAGAAGGGATAGATAAATGCTCGGATTTTTATTTGGTTTGCTTATTGGCTTCGTCTGCGCTTATGCTTTAGATGCGTTTTTACAGTATACGGATAAGCGATAATGGAAAAGACTCTTAAGTATGCAATAGAAGAAGCACTACAGTCTGGTCGCAGGTCAGCAAAACCAGTCTTTATGGAGATAGAACTGCGTGAGCAGATCGCACAACAGTTAGAAGCAGCCAACTATCCAGGTGCTGCATTTATCGTAAGGAACCCGCAATGATTACAGACCCAAAAGAACTGCTACTGACAGTACTCCACGCAAAGGATGCTAGTCGTGATCGTAGTACTCAGACACAGGTAGGTCCATCAGAGATAGGTGGTTGCCGTCGTAAGGTCTGGTACCGATTGAACGGACAACCAGAGACTAACGATAACCAGTCCAAGCTGGCTGCAATTATGGGTACTGCTATTCACGCTGCAATCGAAGAGGCTATCGGTCACTTAGATCCAGATGGCAAGGACTACCTAGTAGAGACTGCAGTAGCACACGGTGATATGAAAGCACACGTGGATCTATTCATACCTAGCACCGGCGCAGTTGTGGACTGGAAGACAAGCAAGGTTAAGAACCTTTCATACTTTCCGTCGAAGCAACAACGTTGGCAGGTGCAGATCTATGGTTATCTGCTGGCGCAGAATGGTCACAAGGTCAACACTGTCAACCTAGTTGCTATTGCTCGTGATGGTGCTGAGAAGGATGTCAAGGTTCACTCAGAACCTTACGATGAAGATGTTGCACTAGAGGCGATGGCGTGGTTAACTGAAGTCAAGGCAATGGAGTCAGCGCCGGAGCCTGAGAAGGATGAGTCCTTCTGTAAGCACTACTGCCAGTACTATGACGCATCAGGAATGATGGGTTGTGTTGGCTTAAAAAAAGAACATATCGTCCTGAGTGATCTAGTCATTGAGGATGAGCAAATTGACAAGAACGCTTTGCACTTTCTACAATTAGATGCAAAGATTAAAGAGTTGGAAACAGAAAGAGATTCAATCAAAAGTTCTTTTGAAGGAACTGTTGGCGTTACTGCCAGTGGTATTGAAATCAGTTGGACAAAGATCAAAGGTCGTGAGACAGTTGACAAAGATAAAGTAAAAGAACTTATTGGTTATGTCCCAGTAAGTGTTGGACAAGAAACTGCAAGGCTAAACATCAAACCTAGTGGAGGAAAATAAATGGCTACAGAAGGAACAAAGTTCCAGGTTAACTACAAGTTATCTGATGGAACACTTATCAATCTTTATGTCAAGGCAACAGGAGTTGAACTAGGTGCTAGCTCAGCAGCACCAACACCAGCACCAACAGTTGCATCAGTTGCTGCAGCATTTAACGCAACACCTGTTACTCAAGACCAACCTGCTAATGCAGGCAATGTCTGCCGTCACGGAGTAATGGCATTTCGTGAAGGAACATCTAGCAAGGGACCTTGGAAGGGCTATATGTGTGCTGCACCAAAGGGTGCAACAGACAAGTGCGACACTATCTGGGTTCGATGATCGGTGCGCGAGCCTCGGTTCTATGAGGACCCTGCTTGCGCTTCAGTAGGTGGCGACTTCTGGTTTCCTGAAAAGGAAGCTGGAAGTAACAACACAACCGAGATGGTAATGGCTAAATCAATCTGTAGAAGATGTCCGCATCAGTCAGAATGTGCTGAGTGGGGAATACAGAATGAAAGTCACGGCATTTGGGGAGGAATCGCTGAAGGCGAACGCAGGATAATTAGACGTAAACGACGGATAGTATTAAAGGGGGAAGGCGTTGCTTGACTTATCACGTGCTTGGAGTGGAGTGCTTACCAAAGCAACACCGCTTCCTGACGTGTGGCAGGCGCTATCACTCAAGCAGATTAAGTTCCGGCGAGGACAAGTCTGTATGGTAGCTGCGGCCCCTAATGCTGGTAAGTCTATGTTTGCACTCGTCTATGCGATGAAGGCAGATGTACCAACGCTCTTCTTCTCAGCAGATACCGATACTACAACTGTGATGATGAGAGCAGCATCTGTTGCATCTGGTCACTCGCAAGTATCGGTGGAGCTCAACTTATCTAAGGATAAGCACTACTACGATAAACACTTTGGAAAATTAGAACATATCAAATGGGTCTTTGATTCGTCACCATCACTAGATGATATCGAGTTAGAGATCAGGGCATATGTAGAACTCTATGGCCACGCTCCAGAGTTAATTGTGATAGACAACTTAATGAACGTTGCAGCAGAGACTGACAACGAGTGGGCTGGCTTACGTGCGATAATGATGGAACTCCACGATATGGCACGTAAGACCGAAGCCTGCGTACTGGTACTGCACCACGTATCTGAGCAGAGTGAGTACGGATCACCATCTAATCCACCTGCTAGACGTGCCATTCACGGCAAGGTGAGTCAGTTACCGGCGTTGATCCTAACGCTTGGTTATGACCCATCTAATGGTGAGTTGAAGGTAGCCGTTGTTAAGAACCGCTTTGGTCCACACGCTGCAGATGGCAAAGATTACGTAACGCTCTTTGTTAACTATGCTGCTTGTATGATATCGGATAAAAATGCGTGGGGTGTTATGCTAAGAAACGATGTAATAAATGGATATCAAGGCGATTACATAGTCCAAGAATAGATAGGGAATTAAATGACTGAAGAAAGTTTATCAAATAAGTACCGAGAGAACCTCAGAATTGATGCACTGCGTGAAGATCTCAACACACTGCGTGCAGAAGTTGATGCAATTAAGGTAGACCTGACCAGTTTTTACGGTGCTTTATTTCAATCAGGCGTTATCGAATTAGTTAAAGATGAAGAAGGTAATGTCATCAACAAGACCAACAAGGTTGTACTGGTAGATGAGTCAGTACAACAAGACTAAGGGTTCTCAGTTCGAGACAGATGTAATGAAATGGCTACGTAAGATGGGTGCCATTGCAGAACGTCTGACTAAAGCTGGGGCAAAGGATGAAGGCGATATCGTTACTGTTATCGCAGGAGAAACTTACATCCTTGAATTGAAAAACAGAAAGGCCCTGTCCTTACCAGAGTTCTGGGCCGAAGCTGAAGTTGAGGCGCTTAACTACGCTAAGGCTCGTGGTATTGGGGAAGTGCCACTGCATTATGTTGTAGTTAAGCGTCGCAACGCAGGCATAGATAAGGCTTGGGTCATCCAGGATCTGACTCAATGGTTAAAGGAGAAGCAATGAAGATATCAATAGGCAGATGGCCCAAAGGTGTCATTGCTAGTGATGAAGAGTATGCAAAGGTTGCATATCTTTACACAGAAACTCTAGCCACTAATAAAAGAAATAGTCATATCATCCTTGCTATGGCTATGCAAGTACCAGTGAGTACAGTTAAGGAAAGAATAAGAAAGTGCAAAGAACGCGGGTTGTTGACTATACCAGGACACGGAAAGCGTGCAATGTTAACGTTGAAAGCCTGCACTTTATTAAAGGAGAATGAATAATGCCAGTACCACAAGGTGATATCACCACATCAGAGATACTTGTACCAGAAGTTGTACCACTCGATGAAGCAATCGCAGAAGCTGATGCTGAAGAAGCAACAGAGGAATACGTAGAAGAATGATCTGCGATAACTGCATCAAGGCCGGTGAGGAGAACTCACTGAACCATCTCAAGCGTGCTGCACACTGGCACGAGAAGTGCGGAGGATGTGTATGCCAGCACAAGACTGGTCAAGGTTGGGTAAAGGTCGAGGGAGTTCCAACTCCACTGATGCAAACTCAATCCCCATAGGTCCAATCGTTACCTACTTCGGTGGGGAAGTACGAGAAGGACAAGATGTATCAGTTAAGTGTTGCTTGCATAGTGACACACGTAGGTCTGCAGTAATCAACACATATAAGAATTTATATTTCTGCCACACCTGCGGTAAGGGTGGTAACGCAGTGAACATAGTCTGCATCATAGAGAACTTGGAGTTTAAGGATGGCCTCAAACGCGCAGTCGAAATTGCTACTGGAAGCGGCGCAACGATACGCCCAAGAGGTAAGTCCAGAGACTCTGGTCGCACTCGCAGAACGTGGGATCTCTGAACTCGTAGCAGCTAGGTTCCAGTTAGGCACAGTCACTGATGCGATGAATGGTCACGAGATGTATGAAGGATGGATCTCCATTCCGTACATCACCGCCGGTGGTAGTTGCGTAGGCTTTAAGTTTAGACGCTTGGATGATGGCAAGCCTAAGTATGGATCACCTACTGGGCAGAAGGCACACCTTTACAATGTCTCAGATGTGATACCGATGTCACCTCATATAGTTATTTGCGAAGGTGAACTTGATGCAGTCATCACCAGTGGGATGCTAGGTATACCAGCAGTAGGTGTCCCTGGAGTGCAGTCTTGGAAGCCACACTTTCCCAAGTTATTTACAGGATATGAAACTATCTTTGTTGTAGGCGATAACGACATTAAAGAAGATGGCACCAACCCTGGTGCAGACTTTGCCAAGCGTGTCGCCAATGAGATATTAAACTCAACTATTGTTACACTACCACCTGGTATGGATATCAATGACTACTACTTAGCATATGGTGCAGATGCCACCAGAACCCTGCTAGTGGGCGAACCGAAAGGATGAGTAGAGACGAATGGCTACAGATGGTACAGACTTTGGAACATATGGGCTTCCAGATCCTAGAGATCAATACGGAGACAGAGACACTTCTCTTGCGCCCTACACCGACAAGATAGATCCAGAGTTTGTTACAGATGTCTGGCGCATTATGGATACTGCAGGTAACTTACTCATTCGTAAGCACCACGACTACGGCCCAAAGAATATTGCTCACTCACCAGGTGGACCACTTAATGGTCTGCGTGTACGTATGTGGGATAAGATAGCTCGTATTAATAATCTGATTGACTCAGATGTGCAGCCTAGTAATGAGTCCTTGCGTGATTCATTCCTCGATCTATTGAACTACTCTGCTATTGCAATGATGGTACTAGATGGCGTATGGCCAGAGGTTGAAGCCACTGACTGTGATTAAACTCCACCCTATTGTCTATGAGTTAGCGCCGTCTGTTGCCTATGCAATTCACCGGCGCTACAAGAATTGGGTAGAACGAGATGACATCACCCAAGAGTGTATCGCTTGGGCTATCACTCGTAATGATTACATCACTGAGCAGATGAGTGTTGAAGATCCTAAAGAGTTAGAACATAATCAAAGGCGCATCGCTTATCAGATGAGGCGTGCAGCAGAGCGTTATGTACGCAAGGAGAAGGCTACCAAGTCTGGCTATCAGTTGATGGACGAGGCTTACTATGAAACCTTGATGCTTGGCCAGCTACTACCCTTTGTTATCTCATCTATCGTAAGTGGCACAGTGCTAGAGCAGGCACAAGAGATGATTAAAGATGGCTTGCCACGAGGATCATCTAGCCCTGCAGAAGGTGGCAACCTACTTGCTAGTCTGATAGATATTAAGAAAGCCTACCTAGAACTAGATGAGAAGGATCAAGTGGCGTTGCGTATGCGTCACTACGATAACGCTACCTTGCAGCAGATTGCAGCGTTCTTAGAGTGTGCAGTATCTACTGCTGATCGTAGATGCACCAACTCACTGCGTAGATTGCAGGAAAAACTAGGTGGAGAGACTCCTTTTAGATGAACGAAGAAGAGTTATTTAATTACCTCAAAGGCAGTCTCTACCCTGATTTGGTTAAGAGTCCTGGTATCTATGATTCATATGACTGCACCAGCCAGAAGGCTGCTCACTACATCGAACTTAAATGCAGGCAGACTCACTATCCAACCTTGCTTATCGAAGAGATGAAGTATCGCAAGCTCATCACTCAGGCAGCAGAACGTGATCTGATTCCGTACTACATCAACTCCACTCCACTTGGTATCTATTCTTTTGATCTGATGGATCTACCAGAACCTAAGTGGTATACACAAGTGATGCCAGCTTCTACGGATTTTGATAACAAGGATAAGGTTTACAAGTTAGTAGGTTACCTAGATATAGAAGAGGCAGTAAAGTTATGATCTATGCTTTCAAGTGTGATTGCGGTAGTACTAGAGAGATCGAGCAGTCTATTCACGCTGAGATCATTGAGCCTATGTGTACTGACTGTCACAATTCTATGTATCGCATCTGGTCATCACCGGCCATCACCTTCAAGGGTCCAGGGTTTTATAGTAATGGTGGCTAGAAAGCACTAACCCCCACTGGAAAGAGGTTAACAGTGAGGGCTAGTCCTTCGAAAGGAGGGCAGTTAAATAGTATCACAGATATTCTGGATGATCCATTCAACTACTGGTACTGCAACTGCGTTTCCCATCTGCTTGTAACGTTGAGAGTCTGACTGTCCTGCCGTCCAGTCATCAGGAAATCCTTGCAATCTCTCACACTCGACAGGGGTTAGGCGGCGTACTGAACTACCAGTCACCGATGGTGGTTGCTGGCTAGCTTTGAGAGTCGGAGACATATCCTCAAAGGTTGTGGCATTAGATCCGAACTGCGTATCAAATGAAACTACTAACTTATTCTCTGCCACGTACTGATTACCTACTCCCTTATAGTCTCTTGCCTGTAATGATCCAACCACATCTGCCGTTGTGGTCACGGTAGCAACGCAAGATACGTTGTTACCACCTGTACCCATACGTGATGTAAGAGTATTCATAGTATCTCCTTGTACTCTAGCTCCGTCGTGGTAGTGAGGGTGAAAGATGATGATTGTAGTTCGCACATCACCATTATCAAAAGCATTTATTGTTGGCATAACGCCTCCTTCTAACCAGGTTTCGTAGTCGTCCACGTTCTGCGCCCTCCTACTCTTCGTGAACCACAATGTGTCCATCTCTTGCTCCCTCGTGATTAACTCCTTTGTAGTCTCGCGCCTTTAGAGTTCCTATTGGGTCTTTATAAACAACTATATTATCTTCTGGCCTTTTATATGTGGTGGCGGTAAGCGTGGTTACTCCTTCGGAGTATTTAGCGAAACCTGTCTGACCAAAGCTTCTTGTAGTGCCGGCGGCAGGGTCTTGCCCCGTCGGTTGGCTCGTCGAAGGATCCCTTCGCAAGCCGTTGGACTTA